AACGTGATAGAATACGAGATCGCAACTTAATACAGACCGGAGACATACAAATTGTATTGCATTGTAAAGAAACAACTAAAGGTAAAATAAAGGAATTTCTATGGCAGGAATTAAACAAATTGGGAAATCTAAAGGATTAACAAAGCAGAAAACGAAAAGGAAGGCTGCGGTTAGAACAACTAACCAAGATAGGGAGTTTTTAAAATTACTAAATACGCATTTAGAAGGTAAAATGGCTCCCCACAGAGGGCAGGTGTTCTACCCTTCTGCTTTGGGTAGCACTTGTGATCGGTACTTATATGCTTCATTCAATGGTTTATTGCCTTGGGAAACCCTAGACCCAAGAGTAAAACGTATCTTTGATGTAGGTGGCTCCCTAGAAGATAGGATGGATAAGTACTTCACTAAAATGGGTATTGTTATCGCTCGTGAGCAACCATTAAAGATGGACATGCCTCCTATCAGTGGGCGGTTAGACTTCCTTATCCAGCACCCAACCGAAGGCAGGGCGGTGTTAGAGTTAAAATCTATTAATGATAAAGGGTTTAAAGAACTAAAAAGTTCACCAAAACATGAGCATTTTATACAATTACAAATTTATCTAAACATGCTAAATAATGAATATGGTATCGTTTTGTATGAAAATAAAAATGACCAAAATTTAAAAGCCTTCAAAGTATCTAGGCAACCCTTAGTATGGGAAACCTTACTAGAACGTTGTACTAATATAATGGGCATGACGAGCATACCGGAAACCTGTACTGGGGATACGTGGTGTAAATGTAAAGGGGTAACCAATGGTTAACTATAAAGACGACAACCCACAAGACCAAAATAAAGCATGGTCTCCAATGAAAGCCTTAGGTAATGTACGAAGAAAACTAGCTTCCGATTTACAAGTGTCCTCCTTTGATGTGGACATTTCTAACCTACCTAAGTTGCCATTAGGAGATTACGCCTCCACATCTAATGAGGGGCTAGAAAGCTACCTAGCCATGTTTGGTGGATACACTAGTTATCTAGAAGCAGAGGTAGCAAAATTGGATAGTACCCTTTCCGCATTACAGGCAGCTTTTGATGACGGGTTAGCTAAAGCTATGAACAAACTTGCTACGGAAAGAGAAGAAGCGGGTAAGAAGAAACCTACACGAGAAGAATTGCGTGGGGAAGCCTTAAACTCATACACCCAATTGTGGGAATTACGGAAAGAGGTTATCGAAACAGAGGCAGGTTTAAAACAACTAAGTGGGACACTTAAGGCATATGATAAAGCCTATGCATCGGTGTCAAGGGTTGTAGGTCTTAGAACAATGGGGGAGCGTCAAAGATGAATTACTTAGGATTAGACTGCTCATCTAAAGCAGTTCACGGAGTTATCGTAAACGATCAAGAAGAACTTGTAGCTAAATTAAAATTCGCATCTACCCCTAAAGACCCATTTGATTTTAGACTTTATCAAATATTTGACAACTTTAGTGTATACCTAAACCAAAAATTAGAGTATAATGGAATACATAGTTCTGCAATTGAGGCAGCAATTTATATTCAAAATGCACGTACCACAATGGAGATTTCCGGTGTGGTTAGTGTTGCGAAGTACATGCTTCATACTAAGGGGATTGAGTGCGTTCCTGTCGATAATAGGAGTTGGAAAAAGCAGATTTTAGGTAAGGGGAACGCCGGGAAACCTGATATAAAAAAATACGCTGTAGAGAAATGGGGAGACGTATTCCCTGAACAAGATTATGCCGATGCCGCTTGCATTGCGTTATGGGCAAAGAGAAGAGGAGAAGAGAATGCCTAATTTCGAGAAGGTTGTTAAGCCGCCTACCTTTTACATGAGTCCGGGTAAGAAGGCAGAAAAGGTGGAATATAAAGATAAATTCCCAGAAGGAACCACCTTTGAAGATTTAAAGGAACAACAAGGGGTTGTAGTTTGGTGTAAGTACTTGGCGTGTGTGAATAATAAACAATTTGATGATACCCAAAGAACTACAGGGGCGTTGCGGAAGAACAGCAATTATAAACCAATCAGTGAACGAGAAAATGTTTGGCAGGGGGTTTGTACAAGAGATGAAATTGGAGTGGATTTTCAAGAATTCTTTTCTAACGGAGCTAAATTTAAAGTACCTATGTGCTTCAATGCAGCTTCTAACAAAACGGGGTACACGGATTTCAGTAAACTTCTTCAATCAGATGGAAGTCCTTACGGTGGTAGCATTGAGTCTCAGTCATTCGAGTATTCTTCTGACCCTAATGAGGGGCGGTAATGCCTAGATTAATTCCAACTGATGTTAGATTAGAAGCAATGAGTTTGTATGTTGCAGGGTCAGACACAGCAAAACAAATAACTGAAAAACTTGCGGAAAAGTTTGAAGTCGATATTACTATTTCGACTATTTATTCGTGGGCTAAGAAGTTTAACTGGGATGAGAAGCGTCTACAAATTCAAGAGACTGGGGTTTCTACGGTAATGGAAACCGAAAGCCAACGCTTCGCTAGGCTACAAACAGAGCATTTAGATACATATACAGACATACGCGAAAAAGCTCAAAATGAATTAAAGGGTTTAAACTTCCATGATGCTGGAGTAGCGGCACGTACCGTGGATATGAGTATTCAAGGGGAACGTAAAACTATGGAAGGTTTGATACACGTTCAATTTGTGCAGGACATATTAAATGTTTTAGTTGAGGAAATTGCTGACCCTGAAACCGTTAGTCGTATTGCGGCTCGTTTTCAAGGTGTTATTCAACAAGCAGGTGATAAGTAATGGCTAATGAGGTTGTAACGGTAGCTGATGCGTTAGCACGGTTATCTGAAGGACTTTCTACCAATCAAAAACAATCTATAGGAAGCTTTCATGAATTTGTTGTAGATATTTGGTCTCAAAGTTTTGAGCGACCAGAACTATTTGATACGTGGCACGTAGGGGTTATTACAGAAGATGCTGAAAGAGCTTTATCAGACAATAAAAACTATGTGGCGATCTTACCCCGTTTTCATTTCAAAAGTACTTTACTAGGACATGCTTTTAGTGTGTGGCGTTTGTTGAAAGCAACTCGTGACATGTCAATCCTATATTTATCATATAGCGATACGATGGCACGTTACCACATATCAGAAATTAATAAAACGGTTCAGAGAAACCCAATCTTAATGGATATGCTCACCGCCCGTAATTCTCGTGCGGAATTTCAATTTAGGTATACAGTAAATAATAAACCTGTTGAAATACTGCATGGGGGTTTGTTTTCATTCAAACGTGGTATGCACGTAAACGGAGCGTTGATTGCTGATGACATATTGCGAGACCCAGAAAACCCGTTACAGTTGGGCGAGATAAATAAAATTGAAGATCACTTCATGACTGAAAGTATGTTTATCCCGAATCAAGAAGCCCCAGTTATTGTTCTGGGAACCCCTATGCTCCCCGACGACTTATTAGGTAAACTACAACGTGATGACCGGTTTATATCTCGTGTTCTCCCCGCTATTGACCCTACCCCTGATCGCCACATACTTATGCCCTCACTGTATTCTGAGGAATGGCTAACAGCACAACAAAAGGCACGACCGAAATCATTCGCTTCTGAGTTCTTACTACAACCATCATTCCAAACGGAATCTTATTTCAACAGGGAAGATATCGCCGCTTGTGAAGATAGTTCTCTACGACAATTTAGTGTCCACACCCCGTATAAAAAAGCAGAAAACGAACAGTTGTTTGCAGGGTTTGATGTTGGTAAAAAGCGACACCCTTCCCACTTAGTAATCTTCAGTCGGGTAGGTGACGAAATAAAACAAATTAATCAGACGTGGTTAGACGGGTGGAATTATTCTGATCAAATACAGTTTTTGAACGAAATAGCACAAAACTTTCAGCTAGAAAAAGGGTATATTGATAATACAAGAGGAGAATTAGAAGATCGTGGATTAGCGCAAGTTTGGCACCCTATGGTATTCACTGCAAAAAGTAAACACACTATGGCGCAGGTTTTAGAAGAATATGTACATGGGGGTAAGCTAAAACTCCTAAAAGATGAAAGACAGTCCCAACAGATAATTTCTGTAAACAATGATTTAAAAGCCCCCGTTACTCCTATGGGACACGGGGATGCTTTCTTTTCCATTGCTATGGCGGTACAAGCCGCTTACGAAACTACTATCTACAAGTATGCAACTTTAGGTAGCGCAACGGACTGGCTTGATGCGGTGTCTCCGGGGGAAACTCCAGAAGATCGGGCTAAAGAAAATGGTGTTGATAATAAAGGGGTTTCCGAACGTTTAGATAACATGCTAAAATTAAAGAGCGTGAACCCCGTTGAGGAAAGTGGTGAGCATTTAAACCCCGATTGTTCTGAATCGGTATGTCAACCAAGTTTTTGGGTACGAGAACGTAAATTATGTATATACTGTGGATACAGAGGGTAGGAGAAATAAATGACAACAACTATGACACTAACGGATACCATCGGAACGATACCAGTAATCTTAAGTCCACAGGCAAAGGTAGTAGCCGAGAAACGTTACTTCCTAAAGAACGATAATAATGAGGTTACCGAAGATGCTTCCGCTTTGTTTAGGCGTGTCGCTGACGCAATCGCCGCTATTGAAACACGGTACGGCAAACTAGATGTAGACACCCAGCTTTCAGCTAACGAGTTTTATACTATTATGTCTAATTTAGATTTTATACCGAATTCCCCAACACTAATGAATGCGGGAACAAAACAAGGAACCTTATCCGCATGTTTCGTGCTTCCTTTAGAAGATAGCATGGAAGGCATTATGAAAGCCGCCCATGACACTGCTATGGTTCAAAAATTTGGTGGTGGTACTGGGTTCGCTTTATCTAATCTTCGCCCTAAGGGGGATAGAATTAAGACGACTCATGGTATTTCGTGTGGCCCGATAGAGGTGCTTAAGACGTTATCAAGGGTGTCTTCGATGATTACTCAAGGCGGTAAACGTGATGGTGCTAACATGGCTGTTATGGATATTCACCACCCAGATATTTTAGAATTTATTGACTGTAAAAAGATTGAGGGTGAAATCCACAACTTTAATATATCTGTTGGCGTAACTGATAATTTCATGAAGGCAGTTAAAGCCGGTACTACTTACCCTTTAATTAACCCACGAACAAAAGAAATCGTCACAGAGTTAGACGCTCGTGAGGTGTTCAGTAAGATTGTATATGGGGCGTGGAGGAACGGTGAGCCGGGAATGATCTTCTTAGATACCGTAAATAAAGATAATCACGTATCAGACACTTACGGTAAAATGATTGCAACTAATCCGTGTGGGGAACAACCCCTTCTGGGTAATGAGTCATGCAACTTAGGCTCTATTAATGTTGCTAATTTTTATGCTGACACTAAATTAACACACTCTTCAGAACCCGCTTTGGACTGGAAAGAAAATATAGATTGGTCTGAATTAGGTAAAGTTGTAAAGATAGCAACACGCTTTTTAGATAATGTTATTGATGCAAATTATTACGCAACGCCTGAAATAGAAAACATGACAAAGGCAACTCGAAAAATTGGTTTAGGTGTAATGGGTTTCGCAGACTTACTAATTCGTTTACGTGTGGGTTATGATACGGAAACAGGTAGACATGTTGGTGAAACACTTATGGGCTTCATCCAAGACGTAGCAGATAATGAGTCAGCCGTATTAGCTGAAGAACGTGGGGCATTTCCCGCATGGGAGAGAAGTGACTACGTTGAATCCGGTCGAAAATTTAGGAACGCTTGCCGCTTAACAGTAGCTCCAACAGGAACTATTTCTATGTTAGCCGACACTTCTAGCGGCATAGAGCCTACGTTTGCATTGGCGTGGAAGAAAATGAACATCCTTGAAGGGGAAACTTTGTATTATGTAAACAAATATTTCCAAAAAGATGCCCGTAATTTTGGCTTCTACTCTGATGATCTTATGGAACACATTTCTAATGGGGGTTCCTTGAAGGACAGAGCGGAAGTTCCAGACTGGGTTAAGGGTGTGTACACAACCGCTATGGATATCTCTCCAGAATCACATGTAGGTATGCAAGCTGCTTTCCAAAAATCGTGTGATTCAGGTATTTCTAAAACAATTAACTTTGCTAATGACGCAACATTAGAAGACGTGTATACTGCATATATGCTATCTTGG